TGTTTCGTAGTCTTTTCTAGGGTCAAAATTTGTTTGAACCGTGTTATTGTTTTGAAGAATGTAGTTAACAAAATTGTTTATCTCTTGTTGACTTGCAGTGTAGCCCTGCTCTTTAAATAGCTGTTTAACTTCTTGTTCAGTAAACGCCCTTGGGTCAGCGTATTCAGACAATGATTTTATGGTCTCTTGCTCGTTTTTATTTCCAATATAGTTGGCAATTTCCTGCGTCGTTGGATTTAATATACCCTCAGCTGCAAATGCGGCTTTTGCCTCAGCCTCCGAAACTGCAAGTGGGTCATATTTTTCTTGTGTTGATTTTGTTGTTTGTGATTCAACACGACTACCTATGATGTCGTTTAATTCTTGCTCTGAGGCCGTGTACCCCAACTCTTGAAAAATACTGCTTGCCTCATCTTTTGATATGTAATAAGGATCTACAGCATTTTTAAAGACATCGTTTACATTGCTATCTTCCATTGCCAACACTTGCTGGGCAAAGTTTTCTGCAATAACGGGATTGCCACTTAACTCTGTTCCTGTAGCTGTTGCTCCAATTAATTCAGACAAAGTAATGTCTTGACCTGTGGAGTTCTTACCAATAACTTGATTAATATCAGTTTCTTCTAAGCCGGATTCAAACTCTGAAGTGTTGACAAATTCTTTGCCAATTACCTGATTGGCTTTAGATGTGGCTTGATCTTCTGTTAGTCCAGAATTTAAAAGCTCGTCAATAATATTATCCCTTGTGCCACGCAAAGTTTCTTGCTTTGTAATTAAATCTGCATTTTTAAAATTTGCGTCATTAAATAAAATGGCATCATCGCTGTTGAAATAATTGGAATCCCTTGTGGCGGCGGTCTCAAGGGCTTTGTTAAGATTATTTGTGGATGTTGCTATGCTTCCAGAAGACCCAACTGCTGCTGCTGTTGCAACAACTGTATCCTTAAGGGCCTGAGCAAAATCTTCAACAGTGGATTCTTTTCCAAGACCAAAACTAGCATACTTGTCAGCGGTGAACTGCATAGTTGTAGTCAACAACTCTTGTGCTTCTTCAGTTATTAAGCCAGCGCCAAGCCTTTTTACCCCATCAATCATGGCATCTACCCCGCCCGTAACGGGGATGCCTTTCATTATTTTTTCCAAGCCGGAAATACCAAGTGTTTCCCCGACCATTTCCATAGTTGCCATGACGGCAGTTCTGGCTGAGTTGTCTAATACACTTAACCCGGCTTTTTCACCTTGCATCCATGAGGTATTTGCCACTATGCCCGTGTTTGCAGCAACACTTGCCCATTTGCCGCCCGATAAATAAGCTGCGGCAGATGTAATTCCAGATGCAACGCCTCCTGCGGATGCCTTTTCATATCCAACTAACTTGCCAAGCTGAGTTTCCTTGTCCTCATCAAGAAGTTTTAAGATGTCTGAAGTGGTTTTAGAGTCGTAACCAAGAGACTTTCCAACAATATCAACACCACGCACACCAAGGGAGGCTAAGTCTGCGGCAGCTAAGTTTGCTCCAGTTGTTGCAACGCCCCAGTAATTTGTAACTGGTGATTCAATTATCTTGTCGCCGGTATCTTTCGTTACTGCGGCGCTACCTGTTGGGTTGTATTGCTGTGTTTGACGCAACAAGGTATCGATGACTGTAAAGGTGGACTTATCCTGCCCTTTTAGCATTGCTGCTTGTTGGGTTGGGGTGGCCTTGACGTAAGCATCAACCCAGCTCTGCATTGATTTTTTATTTAAATCAGCAGGGTTAAAATTTGGATCTTGGATGTTACTTGCAAGCTTTTCTTTAACGTAGTCAACAGCCTTTTGGTTTGAAGAGGCCTGCGTAATTAAAGATGAGGAATCTCTTACCGCTTTTTCGGTAGCTGATTCTGTTGTGTAAGTGCCTGTTTTTCCTGTTTTTGGATCAGTCCATTCAAATGTCGCATTGGGGCCAAATGCCGCTCTAGCGGCAGCATAAGCTTCTCCACGGGTGACTTTTTGTTTAATCTCGCTTTGAGCCTCTATGGCTTTGTCTAGATCCCCCCAATTTGTATCTGGGTTATCAGATATGTCTTGAAGCAAATCTAAAACATCTTTAGGGGATTCCGCCTGCTTGCCATATATTTTTTCATACATGTCAAAAGCGGTATCTTTTGTTTTTGTAATTGCCGCCAAAACATCTGATTCTGTTTTGCCAACAAATGAATCAATCTCTTTTTGTGTTGGATCGTCGTCAAGGTTGAATTTATATATTTCTTTTAATTCATCACGATTGGTATATAAAGAATCCGCTTCTTTTTGAGCATCCTCTAGCAGCTTTATTGGGTCAACATCATTTTTTACATATTTTTCAATTTGTTGAGGCGTTAATTTGGTAACACCCTCTTTTGCAAAGGCTTGTCTTACCTCATCTTCGGTGACGGATTTAGAATCAATATATGAGTCAATGTCTTTATTGGCTTGCGATGGATTGGAATAAAGAGCAAATTGCTTAATTTCATCCTCTGTGGCTGGCCTTCCAAGCTTATTGCTGATCTTGTTGTAGGCAACCACTCCGTTTGCGGCTGATTGCAGGCCAGATGTGATGAGTGACTGAGTGGCGGCATCACCAACATCCTTGTCAAGCAGTTGCGCTCTGACACTAGCGCCAATGACGTTTTTTGCTGGCACTGGCAAATCAGAGTAACCGGGGACTAGGTTTAACATCCCTGCCGTTGATCCAGCCAATGACCCACTCAAAGCCGCTTTGATTTGAGCTTCCGACTGACCTGACGCAACGCCTTGGGCAACAGTAGTTGATGCATTAACAATTGCTGATGTAATCTGTGGGTTTTTTACAAAATTATTTACATAGGGCGTAAGCTTGTCAGCGCCTATGCCAGTCGCTACATTGATAATTCCAGCCTCCAAAGCCTTATCAAATGGAACGCCAGAAGCAGTAGCAATAGTAGTTTGCGCAACAGCACCGGCTACTGCTGTAGCATAGGCGGCAGGCACACCTGCGGCAACCATATATGGAGCTAAATAAGATGCCGCATAAGGCATTGCAACCATTAAAAGAAGTTGACCAGCAGGCTTGGCTAGGATCTCCTCCTTTACAACATCTTCAACTTTGGCTAAAGTTTTTGAAACTGGCTGAACAACAGGTTGAACAATTGCGTCATCAACTTTGGCAAGGACTTTGACAGGGTCAACTTTTGCAACTGTTTTTTTAACGAATCCCATTACAACACCACCTTTGCAAGATAAGTATGATGCACACCATCAGTAATTGTTACGTTTTCTGGCGAGGTTGTGCGAACAATTAAATCGTTTATTTTTGGATTGTCATAGTCTGTTTCTGCCGTCTTAAATCCCTCTTTCCTCAATACATCATAAAACCTAGATACGTTCTCAACCAAATTGTCTGCGGTATCTGCATTAAAACAATGGAACTCGGCATGACCATCGCTGACTTCTATGTAAAGAATCAATGTATCACCCTCTCTCACAATAGCTGCGTTTTGATGCTCTATTGCGTGTTCTATCATTTCCTGTAATTCATGAGCATCTGCTCCTTGTGAGTTGCGCTTTGCATCTATTTCAAGAATTCTGAAATCAGTTAACTTTTCCATGCTTACCCAATTCTCCAATTTGTTCCATCGGAGTAAACCGGAACCTGATTAGCCCCGCCACCAGCAACAATTGAAGCAAATGTTGTAGCGTTAGCATCAGAAACAAACGACCTAGCCCCAACGCCGGACGTAGCGGCACTTGGTAACGTTACCACTGTGTAAACGGTAGTTGAAATTACGCTTTGAGTAGATGCAGAAAGCTGACCCAGAATGCTATCTACTCTATTGAAATACAGGCGCAAGACATTGTTTAGCTGATCTTGGTAAGAGCGCTGATATATCTCCGGAGCCAACGGCAATGCTGGCGTTGCAACCCTGTTGATTTCAAAGTCAGAAGTTACTAGTAAGGTCATCGTCTGCCATCCTGCTTGATGTCAAGTCGAGGAGAGCCAAGCTGCCAAGTCACTCCAGCAGCAGTAGACCTTACCTCCATAGCAATCTGTCGCCCACGCACACGGGTGTAGATCTGACCGGTAAATTCTTCAATTGGAAGTATTGCCGTTCTTGTCACCGTGGCATTATTCTCTCCACCAACAGAGGGTGGGACGTTATATCCAGAACCTGAGTTCTGCATGGGCTTGAGATACATGGTTACTTGAGGACTGGCGGCGGTGGATCCACGGAACGTAATGTCAGGAACAACCCGCCACACAAAGCCAAAGCGATCACCATCCTCCAAATCAAACTCGGCAGAAGTAATAAAAGCCTCAATAGGCAAGGTGGTTCCAGTAGCGTTGTCATCAACACCCTGCTCATGGTTCACAATGTTGTAGTCGTATGTGGCTGCAATTGGATAATCTCTCAATCCACTGTCCAGCCAAGCTGTGCGAGCCATAGACCCGTAGTACCAAGCGCCTTGACCTTGATTCTCCATGTAGTTAAACACTACATAGCTATCAATTGTGATGCTTGTGCCGGAGCAATAGAACCACCAAATCTCATTAAAACCTTCATTTGTACCGGCAACTACCTGAGCAAACTGCGACTTGTTTATGTCCGAAAAAACATACTGACGTAGATCGCAGTTTTGCGTTTGAGTCCTACCATCGTATTTATAAAACTTATCCACACCCATCCAATAGGCTACGCCGTTGGCATAAGCCACTGCGTTTTCTCCTGCAATGGAAAGGTTATCGCCCACAATCTGTGTAGACCAAACAACGGGTGCGCCTTGGTATTGAAGCGAATACAAAGACGAATCAGTCCAAACCAAAATTTCTTGGCGAGCTTGTATTGCTGTCACGATCTCAGAGCCGTGAGACAGATAAGTAAATCCAGCCTGTACTGTTGCGCTGGGAGTCCAGTTAAATGGATCGCCTTGGTCTGACCAGCGAATCAACATTGGATTAAATGTAGATGAACCAAACTCCGTAGCGCCAAATGCAAAAACAAACCTACTAGAGTCTGACACCAGCAAGTAATTCTGTTCTGTAGGCACAGCTGATGCGCCGCCGTAGTTCTCTAAAGCAATTGCTCTAGACGCAATTTTGTGTGTACCAGACTGCGATCCTG